TTCAAATGGTAATCATAGTACCGTTAAGGTAGACCTAACTGATTACAAAGGAGAATAATTATGGGTAATTTCTTTAGAAACTTTGTCGAAGACCTTAAAGATGAGGACACAACTATTGCCTCAGATGGTCAATCGGCTGGTGAATATAGCGGAACAATTCCTACTGGTTCATATCTACTTAATGCATTGTTAAGTGGATCTTTGCATGGTGGGGTCCCTAATAACAAAGTGACAGCATTTGCTGGTGAGTCTGCTACAGGTAAGACTTTCTTTGTGTTAGGTATAGTTAAAACCTTCCTAGATTCTAATCCTGATGCCGGTGTAATGTATTATGATACAGAGGCAGCAGTAACAAAGAAAATGATGGAAGATAGAGGTATCGATACGTCAAGAGTTATCATATCAGAACCTCAAACGATTCAAGAGTTTAGAACTCATGCACTTAAGTCTATTGATCTTTTTCAACAGACACCCGAAGATAAAAGACCTCCATTTATGTTTGTATTAGATTCATTGGGTCTATTATCAACAACTAAAGAGTTAGAGGATATTTCTGAAGGTAAAGAAACTAGAGATATGACTAAGGCACAAGTCATCAAAGCAGCATTTAGAGTGCTTACACTTAAACTAGCTAAGGCAAAGATTCCTATGTTAGTTACTAACCACGTTTATGAGTTAGTTGGTTCATATATTCCTACCAAAGAGATGGGCGGTGGTACTGGTCTTAAGTACGCAGCATCTACAATTGTATATCTTGGTAAGAAGAAAGAACGTGATACATCTACAAGAGAAGTTGTAGGTAACATTATTAAGTGCACAACATTCAAGTCAAGGTTATCAAAAGAAAATGCTGTAGCTGAAGTACTATTGAGATATGATAGTGGTTTAGATGAGTATTATGGTATGGTTGAGCTAGCTATTGAAGCTGGTTTATTTGAAAAGAAAGGTTCGCGTATACAAGTAGGTGAAAAGTCTGTCTATGCTAAACAAATTTTAGCTGAGCCAGAAAAGTATTTTACTGAGGATGTAATGGTAGAACTTGAAAAGCATGTAAAGGAGAAGTTTAGTTATGGTTCCGGATCCGAAATGGCATCTGAGGATATCGATACTGAAGAGTCTGCTTAGATTTGGAGCAGGGTTTTATTTGGTTATTGGTAATCTTATATTAGCAGGTGTATTGTTTATTTTAGCTGAAGCGTTAGGTATCTTAGAAGAGTTGGTATGATTCAAGACCTCAAACACATGGGTCTGTTTAGAGTAGATGTTTGTAGATTAGTGCTTGATCTTCCACATGAAGATATATCAAAATACATATTAGAAAGCAGGAAGACATGGGATAGGTATACAACCTATCACAATCCTGAACTAAACAAACGAATACTAGAGGGCATGCCTGCCTATGAAAAGTTCGTTGACACTATAAAAGAAGGTGCAATGGAGTATGTAAAAAGGTCAGGCAGAAAAGCATTCAAGGACAAAGATGATATCTATTTGTGGTCATGGATAAGCGTTTATGATGAGCACGATCAACATGGATCACATATTCATCCAAAGACGCTTATTGCTGGTACATACTATCCTCAAACAGATAAAGATAGTTCTTCAATATTGTTAGAAGCACCATGGACTAATCATTGTATGCACGACACATTACCGTTTACTGCACAGGCTTTTGACTATAAACCAAATCCAGGAGATGCATTGTTATGGCCAGCATGGATAAATCATAGAGTACCATTACAGCCAAAAGCAGAAAAAAAGAGAATAGCAATTTCATTTAACATAGACTATATTAGATATCATGATTGAGAAACAAATATTACAGACGTTAGCATATGACGAAGAATATGTAAGACAAGTAATGCCTTTTCTTAAGGAAGATTACTTTGCACAGGTGTCTCATGTTGTAGTGTTTAGAGTAATTAATCAGTACTTTGAAAAGTACAATGCTCTACCAAAAAAAGATGCATTAATTATAGATATTAATTCACGAAATGGTGTTGATGAAAAGACTATTAGTGAAGCAATTGAGTTAGTAGAAACATTTGAACAAACGCCAGCGGATCAATGGTTGCTAGACCAAACAGAAACATTCTGTCAAGATAAAGCTATCTACAATGCTATCATGGACAGTATCCATATTATAGATGGTAAAAGTAAAACAAAAGCAAAAGATGCTATTCCATCAATACTGTCAGATGCATTAAGTGTTAGCTTTGACAATACCGTTGGCCATGACTTTCTAAACGACTATGAGGAGCGTTATGATTTCTATCATAGAGTTGAAGAAAGAATACCGTTTGATCTCGACTATCTTAATAACATAACCAAGGGCGGTGTACCAAGAAAGTCACTTAATATTATTCTCGCAGGTACAGGTGTAGGTAAGTCACTTGCTATGTGTCATTTTGCAGCCACCAATCTTATGGATGGTAAGAACGTCTTGTATATAACAATGGAGATGGCGGAGGAGAAGATTGCAGAACGTATTGATGCTAACTTAATGAATGTTCCGTTAGACGAGCTGATTAACCTGCCTAAGGACGCGTATGACAAGAAGATTGAGAAAATTAGAGCAAAGACCCCAGGTCGTCTTATAGTAAAGGAATATCCAACTGCTGGAGCTCATGCAGGTCATTTCAGACATCTAATAAACGAACTCAAGATAAAGAAAGGATTTGCTCCTGATATAATTTATATCGACTACTTGAACA